ATTGTTGAAAAGCATTTAATAAAGAATCAAATAACTGTTGTTTATTAGGATTTTTATTAAAATATGAATTAGCAAAGCAAATACCGATTCTTGTAACAGGTGACATTCTCCTATTTGGTTCTACCTTTAATGTAAATGCGGCATCTTTACATAGACTTACATTTTTAGGACCAACTTTACTTACTGCTAATTGATAATCAGTTTCACTACGAGTAAATATATGATCAAAAAGATAAAGATATTTTGTTCCTGTATTATATGGGATTCCTACTGAAACAGCATATATTTTGCCAATAAAATTTTTAGTTAATTTTTGTATTTTTTGCATAAAATAATCATTAATAACATCTCCTCCTCCTACAATTACAAGTGTTGTATTTTCTGGAATTTCAGATATATCTTCTGGAGATTGAAATGTTATACTATTGTATTTTAATATTGTTGGAAATGTTATTTTATACTGTTCATCTCCAAGATTATCTTTATTATAGTATCCTAAAACGAGAATATTATCTAATTCGGTCGAGATATTAGAGCGAATTGGCGCGGTTATACGCTTATTATTTTTTAATGTCGTCATCTATATCTTTTTCATAGAAAATTATTAATATTGTTTAATTTCCGTGAAATTAAACACTGAAAATAGTTTTATTTTGTTGTTTTTGGTAATGAAACATTAGATTCAAACCACGGAGATTCTTTATTAAACATATTTTTATATAATCCTGAAATATTTGAATTTGATATTTGTTCTTCATAATATGTTCTGGGTATAAATCTATATTCGACTCTTATATTTTTTTTCAATGATTGAAATTTTTGCTCGTATATATTATGTATTATAATAAATATACCTAAAAAAAATAAAAATAATATTACAGAATACATATCCTTTTAATATATTTAAGTATTTTGTTTTGAAATTAAATCACGTTTTCTTTTTTCAAAAAATTCATCTTTCTTTTCTTGATTTTCTTTATATTTTTTCATTAATGTATTTAAACTATCTTCACTAAATTCTTGTTCTTGAATATCATTTGGATTAGGACACCACGGTAACCAACATCCAACTTCTCCAACATAAATATGAAATCTATCATCCTTTCTTTTTAATACTTCTGCTCTTATATTAGCTTCTTTTAATGTATCAAAGACGCCTCTAATTTTAATACCTCTAATAGATGTTTGGAAATTGTTTTCTTCATAAAACGTTTTATTTAATGCTTCACTATTATTTTCAGAAAAGAAATTGTATTCTTCTTGAATTGTTTTAGTATCAAATACAGAACTATATCTCTCTTTAATACTATTTAATCCATCTTTATCATCTGGATATTTTTCTCCTAAACTATTGAAAAAATCATTCATTTCCTTACTGAAATGTTTAATATACTCTTCAAATATAAAACACTCTTTTTTTTTCAAAATTTCTTCTGGGGAAACGAATGACAGACATACATAATTTTGATTTCTAAGAGGTGGATCTTGTTCTAAAAAATCTTCTTCTTTTACAGATACCAGATTATCCATTTTATATTATAAATAATTAAAGTTTCTTTTATATAACTTTTTTTCTGTCTATATAATATAAAATGACTTCATCATTCTCAGTAGATGGAAAGGAAATTGTTGTACGTATTATCAAATATCTTATCGAAGGTTTCGTTGTAGCAATTGCTGCATTTCTAATCCCTAAATCTAAGCCTTCTGTTGAGGAAGTCCTAACAGTTGCTCTTATTGCAGCAGCAACTTTCAGTATTCTTGATCTATTCGCACCTTCTTTCAGTGGTCCTGCTCGATTTGGTTCAGGACTTGCAATTGGATCACATCTTGTCGGCGGATTTTAATTATTATATAAATAACTTATATTATATATTTATCCCGAGAAGGTGTATATAAAATATATAATAATATATAAAATATAGAATGTTTTCATGTATTTTTATAAATAAAAAAAATAAAATTTGTGGTAAAAAAACATGTGAAAATAAACTATATTGTAAAAATCATGTTAAAAAATTATTTTTATTTATGGATTTACCAGAATTAGCTATTAATAATATAATAGAATTATTAAGCAAATATCCTAAATCTTTATTAATTTTTTCATCATTAAATAAATATATATATTCTTTATCAGAAGAACATATATATAAATTATACGGTACAATAAATATAAAACATATTCATGAAAGATACATGAATAATTATAATTTAAATATAATACAGCGAATAAAATTATCGTTGGAAAAAAAATGTTGTAGATGTGATAAACAACGTAGCAGGATTTATTATCCATTACCAATAAGATTATGTGATGATTGTTTTAAAGATATAACAATAACAACTGATGAATTACATAATAAATATAATATTAAATGGACCCTTATACCCGAACATTTTTATAAAAGTAAACAAAATAAAATTTATGTTTTAATAAAGGAAGTAGAAAAATTTTACAATTTAAAATTATACGAGGTACATTTAAATGATTATAAAAAAAATATAGCTGAAAAATTAGAAGTAAATGTAAAAGAATTAACAGATAATAGTTTATTTTTTGTAAGAGAATATCACCCAGAAATATCAATCGTAGAAGCAGAATACTATACTAATATATCAAAAAAAATTTTAAATGAATATATAAAATTAAATGATATACCTGATAATCATATAATTGTAAAACAAAATAAAAAATATATCATAAATAAAGAAATATTTAACACATGGCATGATAATGTAAAAAATATCAAAAAAGATTATGATGATTATATTATTAAAGAAAAATATGAACAAATTATAAAAGATTTACAAGATTATTGCAATAAAATACCTTATTTTTCTAATATGAATTTATATGATATTCCTGATATAAATAATTTTATAACAAAACTAAAAAATTCTATCAAAAAAGAAAATGAAATATTTTTAATTATTAAAGAAATTAAAAAATATATAGATAAATTCATAAATAATAATTTAATATCAATTAATAATTTTGAAGATAAAATAGCAAATAATATAGCAAATAGTATATTAAAATATCCAGATAAACATCTTTTTTCTCCAAAATATGATCCTAAAAATTTTATTATAAATTATGCCAATATAGTTCACAATTGTTCATTTTTTATTATAGATGGTGATTTTGAATTAACGTGGGATATTATTTATAATATAATAAAAATACAATATTATGATAGAATTTGTAAATTTTGCAATAAACAAATGATTACTAAAGATACGCGTATAAAACACGAATATAATAAGCACTTAAAATATAAGTTTAAAGAAGATATATTATTATTTAATAATAGTGAAACAAAAATAAATTTTGCAATATTTGATCAACCAGCTTATATAACAAATAAATTATCGTCTATAATTGATAAATATGAAAATTTATACTATGAAAAAAATAATAATTATATTATAATAAAAAAAATTTAATTTATTAATCATATAAAAAAGATTTTTATTAAAATAACATGGCTATGGATATAGCTTCTAACATTATAAAAATATCTGAAGATATGCTTCTTAAAGATAATATTGATAATATTAAGAAAAAAAAGAGTAATTTAATTAAAAATATGATTATTTTAGAAATATTTTACAATTACGTAGATGATTATAATCAAAATGAATATTCGAGTGATATGGCTATATATAAATTTGCAAAGGTTTCTGACAAACTAGAATGGATTATAAAATATGAAAATTATTATAAAAATTTTGCAATTTTAAATTTAACAGATAATCCTAAATTTATAGAAAAAATTATGGCAGATATGGAGGTAACATTAGAAATAGATGGTGATAATTTTGTAAGAAGAAAAAAATTTATTGTTAAAATAAGAATACCATCAAGTGGATATGAAAATGAATCAAGATTTGATATAAATACATGTGTTTATATAGAAGAATATAGTAAGTATACAACATTTAAAACAATAATAACAGAAGCAGTAAATTTTATAAACACAATAGATGTATTATAAAACTATTTCTTCTTCATCCCTATCAGTTCATTTTTAAATATTAAAAAATATATTAAAATAGATGCATATATTACATATAAAAATGTAAGTATATTTGACCATACTATACATTTACCATGAATAACGCAATGAAGATTATAAGAAGCAATACAAAAAACAATTATAGTATACAATGAAATTAAAAATCCATATTTTTTTACTGTAAAAAGTATTATAATTGACAATATAAATCCAAAAATTAATACTAATTCCGGTTTATCTATTTGCATTGATTGTTTTGATTTATCAGACTGAACGCTTTGCGTGGATTGTATATTAACATACTCCATTTATATATTCAAATACTTTTTATGAATTCCCAATGCAATTCTTTGCATAAACATTCCCATATTGTGTCCTGACTTTGTAGTTTTTCTCTACTTTTTAATAAGGGAAAATATTTTAAATATTCATCTTTACTTAATAATTGCAACATTTTATATAATACATAAGAATATGATAAAAAATTTTTTCGTTTTTTAGGAGCATATTTATTAAACAAAGGTTGAATTTGTTTAAACATGTTCCTCAAAGTATCCTCGAGTTCATATGAAAATTGAGGTGTTTGGATACCATTAATTCTTGCGACAATATGACTACAATGTTCGTAATATTTTGATAATTTTAAAGATTTTAATATTTCTTTAATTTTAACTGTTGTTAAATCTGCCATATTATAGATTTTTTGTTTTTTAATTTCTATTAAAATTTTATCATAGACATCATCTGAAATATCAGTTGTTTCTTTCCCTTGAATTTGAGAAATCCATTCATTGAAATGATTAAGTCTTTTATAACTAAAATAGGATATTTCTCTAGGAGGATCTTTATACGTCGGTCTGTCATGATCAACAATAATATACTCTATTGTAAAACAACTATTGCAGTATATTATTCCTTCTAGAGTTATTATTTCTCTATTTAGGGAATCGCAAAAAGGACAGTTTTCTTTATGTTTTTCTATATTCTCTTTTATATAATTAGAATCTGTCATTTCTAAATATTTATTTGAAAGAGAAAATTTATCTTGTCCATTTGGCACTACTATTTTATCATCAGTTTTAGGTTTTGAAAAATAACTTAGTATATTATTTTTTTCATTAGATAAATCTACATTTAAATGATTTCCATTTTCTATTATATTGTAATAATTAAATAATATATCACCAGTATCTATTAAATAATCAACTTCATTTATTTTATTTATATTTTTTAAATCTTCTTTTATTTGTATTATAATATTTTTAAGTTCTATTATTCTTTCATTAGGTTCTTTTTTATTTATTAATTCTTTTATTTCATTTTGTGCTTTATTTAATTTATCATTTAAATTGTTAATAATTTTATTTTTTTCTCTAAAATCTTCTATTTTATTTGTATGTTGAATATCTACTGTTTTTTTACTATTTAATGAACTTGTATTATTTTTATTTTTATTTTTAGTAACATAATTTAAAGCACTCATAATATATTATATATATAAATTCTTTATAATCTAATCCTTAAAAAAAGATTTTAAAGCAAATGGATTATCTTCTAAAGCTGATATCATCGTAGGATCCAATCTTGTATTTAATTCTGTATCTTCATTTTTTCTCCAATTAGTAACTGTATGTTCATCTAAAGAAGATAATTCATTATAAATATAATTTACATAATTATCATCTTTTCTTATATTATCTGTTTCTACTTTTTTGAGTTCAGAAGATCCCCATATTTCATTAAAATTTTTAGCTCCTTGTTCGGTAGGTTCTCTTTCTACTAATGTAGTTTCTTTTGTATCTCTAAATTCAAGAGTATCTATGTCGTCATAAAGTTTTTGTTTTTTAATAGTAGATTCTGCTACACCATAATAATCATTATCTGTTATATATTCTTTTTGTGTAGGTTTAGCATCATATTCTGTATTTTCATAAGCACCCATTTGTATAATATTTTCTGCTACACCATAATAATCATTATCAGTTGTTATTTCTTTTTGCGTAGGTTTAGCATCATATTCTGTAGTTTCATAAGCACCTCCTTTTGCTCTACTATCTATATTTCCATATAATCTTTGTTTTCCTTCTGTTGTTTCCTTTACTGTTATTTTGGGTTTATCAAGAGGTTTTATAGTTTGTTTTGGAACTTTTAGTCCTATATTGAGTTCATTTTCTGCATTTTGTAATGTTTGTCGAATAGTAGATTTTGCTATATTATCTGAATCATACATTGTGATTCTTATAGCTCCTTTAATATTTGAAGGTATTTCGTCATGAATTGTTGTTTCTTTAATGGTAGTTCTTGCTATATTTGTAGGATCGTGAATTGTTATTTTATGAGGAAATGTAATAGACATATTTCCATAATTTCTAGGATTAACAACACTTTCTGCTTTTTTAGGTATTTTTAATGCATCTTGAATAGGTACTGTTAATGATTTAATTAAACTTGTTATATTTCCTTGATAAGTCTGAGTACTTGTTATATCTCTTTCATTTTCATAAACTTGTATATCTTTTTTACCATGATCGAAAAATGATCCAAGACCAAATTTAGTTAAAGATGCTATACCTAAATCTTGATCTTTAACATCTTGTTTTAATGGCATTCTATATGCATCTTTTGGCAATTGTAAAATTTTATCTTCTGCCTTTGCTGTACCGACATAATCAACACTCGTTGTTAAACGATTAGTATCTTTAACATTAAAAGATCCTATTTTGGATCCTTTTAGATTTGCACCAGTTGTTTTCATAAACATATCAGGGGTTTGTTTATAATATCTATCTGGTCTATTTTTTGGAATACTAATTGGGTTAGGTGGTAAACTTGTTTTAAGACCGTCTACAGTTCTTGATTCATAAATTTCTTTTTTAGTATCAGCGATACCTATTGCCATAGGACTAGGATTTAATTGAGTTCTTAATTGATCTACACATTTATCTTGGGCAAATTCACTAATTTCAAATTGTTGAAAACCACCAGAAGGTTTTGAATCATAACCTTGATTTAATCCAGGACCAACATATATTTTATCTATTGGAAAATAATTATTATGAATTGTTGATTTAACTATTCTATCTTGAAAAAAATCAGCATTATCAGTCATACCGTTTACAAATGCTATATTGTTTTTTAAATCTGAAAATGACGAAGTTTCTTTTTTACATTGTTGCACATCTTTTACACCTGTGAAATTTTCTAAAACTCCCCTATTTACTGTAGGATCTATATTTTGCCTAACATTTCCTCCATAAAAAGGTGTCATATTACCATGAATAAAATCTTTTTTATTAATGTATTCTCCAGACAATGACAATATTTTATCTTCTTCTTTATCATGATAATGATTTTTATTAATAACTCTATTTCTTTTTGGATCTAAAGAAAGTTCGTATTTTTTAGTAGCCTTTTTTTTTAATATATTATCAGCATTATTATAGTATGTTGACTCGTATATATTCCTTTGTGATGGAACTTCATTTACGGGTGTTTTAGATAATATCTTAGCTTCATCGTCTCTTGTATTATTTAACATATATCCTATAGCAACAATTGTAGCTAATATATATAATTCAATCATTTATATCAAATAATAAAAAATTTATAATAATTAACCAAAAAAATCGACATTTCCATAATATATAAGTTATTAACAATTAAATTAACAACAATGAATATAATACCGTCTCCAAGTGAAGAGCAGAAGGATATAGTTCAGAGTGTTGTTAATGGAAATTCTATATTTATAGATGCAGTTGCAGGTTCTGGTAAAACAACTACAATATGTCATATAGGTCTTCAATTAAAAAATAAAAATATTATATTAATTACATATAATAATCATTTAAAATTAGAAGTTAGAGAAAAAATAGCAAATTTGGATCTTAAGATAGAAGTACATACTTATCATAGTTTAGCATACAAATATTATTCTAATAATTGTTTTGATGATAGTAATTTAGAAAAAATGTTATTAAATGATTTACCTATTAAATCTGCGAAGAAATTTGATATAATTATTATAGATGAAACACAGGATATGACTGCATTATATTATAAACTTATCATAAAATTTATGAGAGATAATGATTTTGATAAACAAATTATAACTCTTGGTGATAGAAATCAAGGAATTTATGATTTTAAAGATGCTGATACAAGATTTTTAACATTATCTCATTTAATATACAAAAATATATCAAAAAATCCATTTATAAATAAAACATTAAAAGAAAGTTATAGATTGACTAAGTCGATGGCTTGGTTTGTAAACAATATTATGATAAACGAAAAAAGAATTATATCAAATAAAAATGGTCCTAAAGTAGAATATATAGTTTCTAATCAATTTACATCTATAAATTATATATTTAAAGAAATACTTGATTTGCTTAAATCTGGAATTAAATATGATGATATATTTATATTGAGTCCTTCTATAAAGAGAAATCAAGGAAAACCTTCACCATTAACTAAATTAGAAAATAGTCTTGTAAACGCTAAAATACCTTGTTTTGTTCCAATTAATGAAAATGCTAAATTGGATAATGATATTATAAAAGGAAAAATAATATTTACAACATTTCATCAATCTAAAGGAAGAGAAAGAAAAATAGTCATATTATTTAATTTTGATGATAGTTATTTTAAATATTATAATAAAAATGATAATCCTAAGATTTGTCCACCTATTTTATATGTCGCAGCAACAAGAGCATCTTATAAATTATATGTAGTAGAAGATCCATCGAATGGAAGATATAAATTTATAGAAGATGAAAAAACATACGATTATATGAAATCGTCAGGACATGTAAATATTGTAAACAAAATTAAAAAATTAATACCACAAAATTATGTTAAAATGGAGTATAAAGATATTGTAATTAATGAATTTATAAAATATTTAAAACAAGATTTAACAAATAAACTTAATGATTATATTGATAAAATATTTATAAAATTATCGAATGATGAAGAATCAGATATTCATATTCCATGTAAAATACCTTCAAACAATAATGATGATTTATATGAAGAAGTTTCAGATATTAACAGTTTAACCATATTATCTATATGGGAAAACAAATATGTTAACAATAGCCAAATATTAAATAGACTTATGGAATTTGATACAGAACAATATGGAGAATATATTGACAAAATTAATATAGATAAATTAGAAATAAAAGATTATATGTTAATTTCAAATATATATATTTCAATTCAGCATAATTATATGTTTAAATTAGCGCAAATAAAAAATTACGATTGGTTAAATAAAAAAATTATTGAAGATTGTATTGAATGTATTGAAAAAAATATAGAATATAAAGAAACAGATATAGAAATAGAGACTCCATTTTCAGAAAATAAAGATCTATTTGTCAAAGATACTTATTATATTGGAAACGAAAATCACGAAATACATTTTATTGGAAAATTAGGAATTGTTACGAATAATACAGTTTGGGAAGTTAAATGTCAAGATAAATTAAAATTTGAAGATTTTATAAAAACCATAGTAAATTACTATGTTTGGTCTTTATTGGTAAAAAAAAATATTGAAATCCCTAAAATGTTTAAAATTTTAAATATTAAAACAAATGAAATTTGGAAAG